CCGCGATTCCGTATAGGGTGAAGGTTGAGCCAGTAGTTATATTTCCAGATGAAGTAAAAATCTCAACAGAAGTAATTCCCACTGGCGTTATACGCCATAAATCTACACGCGCTCTTACATTATCTGTACTACCGCCATTTCTAACTAATATAGTTTTGAAGGTTGTCGCGTTTGCGTAGTTCATAATATCCACTTTAATCATAAGTCTATCTGTTGAAGCATTGAAGCCAGTAAAGACCTTAGTTTGATTTGTTGACCTGTCTGAAGCAGCCGTAGAACCTGTTCCGTACATTTGCGTATCCGAGTAATTAGAACTTGTATCTCCATTAAATCTTAAATAAATATCTGCGTTAGCAGAAGTACCTAAATCACCTATTAAGACTAAGTCCGTATAAGTTCCAGCGATTGAACTGAATGTGTATGACGATTGTGCGCTGCCTAGCGTTGTAGTCGCTATCGGTGTGTAGGTTGAAGAAGCAGCCATCAGAGACCAGCCTTTCTAAAGTTAGTTATCATAGTAGCCATCAGCCTTTCACGCCGTATAGTGCGAATGATGAATATTCTGAAAATAGAGTGCCGTATGTCGGAATAATTGCCACGGTAGTAATTGCCGCCGTGTTTTGCCACAAGTTAGACATAAAGTAGATTCGTCCGTTACTGCCATTTTGGTCTGTACCGCTAAGAAGTCGAGTGGTTTTATATTTGTTACTGTTTTGATAATCAAGCACGTCCCAAACGGCTGCGCCAAACATTGAAGCCGAGGCATTTCCACCGGCTGTTATGCCTGACCAGGGAGTGCCCGTAGAAGTTCCAGTATCATTAGCGCCAGCGGTTGCGCCGTTGCCGTAAAGTGAATGATAGGCATAATTATTTCCGGTATCAGAATTAAAGCGAAGTGTCATAAAGTCCACTGTGTCTGCTCTGTTGGTTCTGCTTAGGGCGCGGATTTGTAACTGCTTAAAAGTTGCAGGGATTGAACTAAATGTAATTGTGCTAGTTCCACCTGAACCAACAGTTGTGGTCGCAATAGACTCGTAAGAGTTAGTAACCGGGGGAGTACCGGCGCTAAAAGTTCCCGCTGTAATGGCTCCTATCATTACGCAACACCGCCCACGATTGTGTATGCGTTAGCCCCGGTGCGAATTGCTACCGCTGTTTTGTACTGGGCCAGAGTTGGAGCAGCTGATACAGCTCCGGCAGAAGTAAGGGTTACACCGGATCCAGCTGCGAAGGTAAGCAGCCCGGCCCCGGAGTTAAGAAAGGTAATAGCAGTGCCAGTAGCCGCAGCCGTCACGGTTGCATCTGGGGCGATAGTAACTATCTTCGTAGAAGCGTTAGTAAGTTGAACGCAGACCTGATAAGTATCGCTATTAGCTATCGTGTACGTAGCCCCTGACTGCGCGTTAATTGTAAAGGTGACTAACGAGTTAAAAGTAGTAGCCGTTAGCACGTCTCCGGTTATGGCTGGTATTCCAGAAGTCATAGCATTTTCTCCTTAGTAAGTCATTACTGACGTATCGAGTACGCCGTAAAGAGTTGATCCGATAATAAAACCATCTATTAATGCTTCCAACGTGCTAAGCGTTACTTTCCAAGAATTCGGTGTAATTTGATGAGATACGCCGAATACCTGCAAAGTTTTAGTTAAGGTAGAAGTGCCCGAAGCTGCGGGCTGGGTAGTAGTGATAGTTACAGGATCTAAGTAATCCAGGGCTAACGCTGCCTTTATTCCTAAGTCGTAATCGTTTGTAAATAAATCTAAAGTAATTGCATCCACCCGGGAAGTAGTTTCCTGATTAGAAGCTATAAAGGCTCGTATGTAATCCAGGGCCACGGCATCGGTTTCCATCATTAGGCCCGTAGTCGTATAGCTATGGGTAAAGTATTTAGCGATAGAAGTAGCATTAGTCGAAGTCTGGGCGCTGCCGCCTGTCCTGGTCGCAGAGCCGGAGTTAAATACCAGGACATCGTTAAAGATCCATACTGCATTAAAGTAGCGAAGGCCCGGGCCGGTGTCTGTATAAACTACCGGGGTAGTGTTAACCGACTGCACCGCCTCGGCTCGGCTCTTAAATACTGCATCGCCATTAGGGGCCATATAGAAAGCCCCGTACTCGCTAGTTTCTATGGTCTGCAAGGCTGCTAGCGAAGTTCGAGAAGTGCCCGGGTCTGCCTGCATCGTGGTAGATCCTGCGCTCACGCTACGCATAGAAGCGGGCCAGGAAACCTGGTTCAAAATAGCATCTACCCGAGCGCCGCTTAGTTGACCGCTGGGGCTAGAACCCACTGCCGTTATCTGGGCGTTCTGCATGAGTCTAAATCCATCTACTGCCGTAATAGTTGTATAGACGATATCGCCGGTAAACTTCGGGGTAGTAGTTGTATAGCTAGTTATGTATCCAGAGAAGAGCGGGTAGTTAACGTTATCGTAATTAGCAGAGATAGAAACTTTACGCATCGGGCTAAGCAGGTTGTAATAAGGCCCGGTGGTATTTTGTGGGTTAAAATCGCCGTTCTGATCGTTAATTTTTAGAGTTAGCTGGCCCGTCTGAAACTGATTAGCTAAAGCATTACGGCCCCGCTTAAAATCAATACTGGAGACTTGATCCGATACGTCTACTACTACGCTGTTAGTGTTACCAAATACGGCAGTACCGAATACCGCGTAGCCGATTACGGCAGTCGGCCCGAAGCTAGGCCCGGTACTAAAGTTAATAAGCGCGCTAACTGTAGGAGTAGTCATTAGAGCGATCCCGCCGGTATTAGGTTATTACCTAGGCGGTTTAAGTCGAGTATGGCATCCTGCACCATAGTCTGAATTCCATCACCTACCGGATTATTTAAGGTTATGTTGTAGTTCATAACGGTAGCCCCGCCATCGCCACCGATTTTAGTACCGCCTACGTAGAAACCGGATCCCATGTTATTAGAAAGGCTTGCGTAGTACGCCGCGTTAGATCTTTCCTCTGCCGCTCTAAAATCTCCGGGCTGGTATCGAGGAAAGGCTCCAGCATTAGGAGCTTCCAGCATGGAATTCTCTTCTGCTTTTCTAAAATCTCCAGGTTGAGATCTCGGGAAAGCCCCGGTATTAGGAGCTGAAACCGAGGAATTCGATACCGAGGCAGCCGCCATAGGAGTTTGATAAGCCTTAGCCCACTCATCGGCTATAGCTCTCGCAGCTGCTAAAGAGTCTGCTTTTAAGGTACTTAAATAAGCATCCCAGGCAGCGAAAGGATTTTTAGCATCGGGTAGAGTGCGCAGGAATTGAGCTAGTAGGCCAGTCTCATCACTTGCCAGGGCTACCTTCTGGGCTAATCTTTCTGCCTCTTTAGTGTTATCCATTTCGAGCGCGAGCATAAGCAGGACTTTATTTCGCTCCTCTTCGCTAAGTTTATTCTTTAGCGCAGCTGTAGCACTGATAGCAGTCTGATTAAAAAGCAGGGCTACCTTTGCAGCTTGAGCAGAAAGTTTATCCTTGAGCGCCTTAGCGGTCGCTAACTTATTTAGCTCTTTCTGAATAGCTAGGTTTTTAGCGTCTGCCTTAATCTTGGCATTTTGCATCTGTTTCTCTTTACCGGACTTAATAAGAGAATCGTAAAACTTTCCCGGGCCTGGTAGAACTGTAGATTTACCGAGTGCAGCTAAGTCTTTGTAAGGCGTCATAGTAGCGCTGGCTATTTCAGCGACAATAGTGCCGAAGAATCCTCTGCCGCTCTTACTGCCTTTATTCTTGCCTAAAGTGTCTAACTTGCCTATAAGAACTCCTACGCCACGAATAGCGTTAGCCGTATTGTCTGCCAGCTTTTGCATGGCATCGGCTACGTCTATTACGTCTGCATCTTTTCCAGCTGCCAGAACTAAGGCATCTACTAAACCTTTACCTATTGATTCCTTAGATCTATCGGCGGCTACCTTAAGTACGTCTAGTTTTCCTGCATAGGTTTGTAAATAGGCCGCAGAAGCTCCCGCGAACTGCTTATTAAGTAGAACCATAACCTGTTCAAAACTAGCGGCTTTGAGTTGAGTTTGAGTTAGACCGAGGTTATATTTCTTAAGGCCTCGAGTAATTCCCACATAGGCATTAGCGAGATCCTGGGAAACTGTAGATAAATCCACAGAACTACCGCGGCTTATATCTATCGCCTTAGTAAGTAGATCCTGCGACTTGGCTACGTCTCCAGTGGTAGTAAGAAGGGCCTGGAAGGACGGCCTCAAAACTTGATCCAATACGGATGACTGTTTTTCTAACTTATCTATAAACCCAGCTATATCGGTATCAGATAAAGATAGGCCTAGGTTTGTTACCGCCGAAGATAGTTTATTAGCAGCTGCTTCATCGGCTATAAAAGCCTGTACCGAGGATTTACCGAAGCGATAAATTTGCCTAGCCGCGAAAACACCGGCTAAGGTTTTACCCAGTTTAGCTATACTTTTTTCGAAGTAGTTAACCTGCTTATAGGCTTTAGTTAACGCCTTGCCATTCCATTCAGCGGTAGCACTTACTATTAAGTTAGCCATTATGCAGCCAGTCCATAGCGCTTTTTATTAAAAGAGTTAACCGCTTTATCTATGGCCTTCATTACTCCTAAAGTCGCTTTACCCTGATCTTTATCCCAGGCCTTAAAAATTAAACGACCGCGCTGCTTATTCTTTCCATACATAGGGGGCATGTATTGAATAAATACCGCGCCCGCACCGGGGTTAGTGCTATGGCTGTAGTCATGGTTACCACCACCGCCCGTTACAGGGCCTTCCCACGGCTGACCATCTAAACCTAGTCTGCCGGCTGTTTCATAAATAGCACCTGGAGCCGAAAGGTTAGCTACGTAAAACATGGCTTGAAAACCATTTTTATTAGCTTTGTTAGCACCTTGCCTATAGACGATTCCCTTACGCATTACCGAAGCATCGAATTTAGGGAAGGCCCGGTAGAGCGGGTTCACTTTACGGGCCTTACGTGGAATTTTGCCCCAGCCGCTCACATGAGCTACATCTGGCACGAAGCCACGCGCTGCATCTCTAACTGGAATCATGGCGGCTTTAAGTTCTACATTCATCTCTTTTAATAGCTCTGGGTCGAACTTTCTAAGGTCGCGGCGAAGCTGCTTAATGCCTTTTACTTCTACGGGCATTTTCTGACTCCTTCGCTTTATTCTTAAACACCATGAGCATCGCCTGAAACATCTCGCTATCGAGATCTATTAGGTACTGCGGCGCGATCCCTGTTTCGATTGATAGCTGGGCTATCAGATACGTAAAAGAGTCGCGCGTTATCCATTTTTTTCGTCATCAATAATTTCTACAGTTTCCAGTTCTTCTAAGAACTCTGCAAAACTAAGTGCAACGGTAGCGCCAGACTTTAAGAGTGCTTTATGAGCAAGCCAGTAGACGTCAGACTGGCGTTCGTCTAATCTTAAAATCTTGGCGATTCCGCCTTTGAATTCCAATTCGAAGGCATATTCAAGAGCAGGACTAATCCGGTGTACGGATGGATCCTTGCCAGCCCTAGTAATCTTTAACGATGCCATGATAGAACCTTAGAAAACTACCGTTGGAGAAACTGTTACAGTTGTATTAACTGTAAAAGTTAAACTAGAAGCGGCCTCTGAACCAACATCGCCACTACCAACAGGGGTGAGATTATTTACCAGAATGGAAAACTGGTAAGTAGGATTAGTAGCGGCTACCGGAGTACCTTTAATGGTAATCATAGAAACGGCAATAGTTAGCCCGAAACATGAGTTAAGTGTTGCCATCACACTAGAAGCAGCCCAGTCATTGAAGAAATCAAGCTGTAGCTGGGCTGTTTCCAGGCCCTTTACGAAAGCCCTAGAAGAGTCACCCATTGAGGTAACGTCTAGCTCCTCGAAGGTTTGCGTTAACGTGACCGCACTTACCAGCGAGCTAATATCAATAGAAGGAACAGTAGGAGCGCCCGAGGTAGCGAGCTTTACTCCCACGTTATTATTTAGATAGATTGCCATTTTATTTATCTTCCTTCTCTGGGGATGGTGCTACTGGGGGTTTAGATCCTGGTACTACC